GCGTATAGTACGCCAGATGCCATGGGGGGGGGTGGGGGATGCCGGTTGTCATACCCCCACTAAACCCCATTCGACAGAAATATATATGGCTAGTCATTTTATGGTATCACTTGAAAAAAATATATTTTGGTACCACTGTCATTATGTAAAATTATCTGATACAATAATTGTCGGAATAGTAAAGGAGCAAACAATTTTATGCCGAGAGACAGGGCTGAAACAAAGAAGCTAATGATAGCAGCGTATGAGAAAAAACTAGGGAAGGAGTTACCAGTATTGCTTAGCACGAAGGAGGTTGAGATTTTAGGTATAAGAACGAAAGCGAGTTTAGATAATGATGCAGTTGAGGGGATTGGATTATTACCAATTAGGGATGGGGGGCATGGGCATCCGAGGCGATATTTTATTGATGATGTTTTTGATTTTCTTCTTGGTGAAGGAGGTTAGCGATGGCGAGAGATGTGAGGGAAGTGGCAGAAGATATGGCATATGCGTTAGGGTTTATGCCGGTGCTGATAACGCTAGTGGTGATAGGGGTTTGCAGGTTTGCGTGCCAAAATGTGGTTAAATTTTGGCAGCGGATATGGCAGGTAAATTGACGATGGAAGTAGAGGCGGGGTGGGAGTTATTGAGTGACTTTTGTCATCGGCACAAGATAAAGATGAGCAAAGCGTATTATCGATTAGTATCGCGGAAGGTGGAGTATAAGAGGGTGGAAGGTAGCCGGAGGGTAATAATACGCAAAGGCACGGATGTGAAGCAGTTCAAGGATGTAAGGAATCGGTGGGAGAGTTATCATGTCTAAGTGTAGTGAGTGCAAAGAGATGAGGTTCCCATTGAGCGGGCACAGTTATGTGATGAAGTGCAATGAGCATGCGATAGGGTGTAGGAAGATGCCGAAGGAAGGCGATGGTGAAGCGGCGTGGAGAGAGTTTTTCGAAGTGATAGATGAAGCGTTAGGCATAGGAGATTCATAAGATGGAAGTGAAAGAAGCGATCCAGCGTATAGAAAGGCTGAGAGATGGTTGGGCGGCTGGAGAGAATGTGTGGAATGCATTAGACATAGTTCTTAAAGAAGCAATAGCAATGCAGTTAGCGAGGCAACAGAAGCAATCTTGTGGTGCTTCACCAGAAGAAGCGATTAGTAAAGCGATCGAATTACATGCCAAAGCGGAATGATACCAAAGCGGAAATACTCAAGCAGATACTATCGCTTGATGAGAGGCGAGCGGCTAATGATGTGGCATTTGCTATGGGTAAGTTTGGTGCAGCCTGGGTATTTGATTGCATGGCAGAAGTATTCGAAGAGATAACGGAAGATCCCGACAGAGCATGTTGCGAGAAAGTGCAAGCGCAGGACAGAGTGAAATTATTGAAAGCTTGCAGTAGCATGTTTAAAGTATAGTTTTCACAATTGTCTAATTTGGTCAGCGCCTTCACTTAGACAATAATATTGGAACAAATATTCAATCAACTCACCATGAGAAAATGAAAGTTTGTTAGCCAGCATTTCGAATTTAGCTTTCATTATTGGTCTAATCGCAGGATGCAGAAAAGTGGTTCTATCCATTTTTGGTCTTCCCGATTTACGTATTATCTTATTCACCCTCTCTTCTAGGAAGCGTAAGTATTCTCGATTCACTTCATCAACGAAGTTATCACAAGCCTTTTGCTCTGTATCACCAAATCCCACAATGGAATCATTAAACGGAGACTCACAGACATATTCAATCTCGCCTGATATTGGTTGTATGCATCGGATGAAAACTTGTTTCAAGATTCTATCTTTATTCATTTCCCGTTCCTTTAAAGTGGCATAAGCGTCCCGATCTGGAGTTGCACCAGTCTTCGCCGGGGAAACCGGCACATGCTACTGTTACATTAAGCAGGACATGCTAATCATTACCTTCTTTTATGTCTCTCTTAATTTCAACAGCGAAGCGGCTGACGGCAGGAAGAAATTCATCGCTATCCACAACATTGATTTTGCAATTACGGCAGAAAGCAGCTGTTACTTTTCTATGCAGTAGTTCATTGTCGTGTTGATGGTAGTAGGTTGCCACCAGATGATCTGGTAAATCTTTGCCACACTTTATGCAGTTAATCATAATACGTTTGCGTTAGCCTCCCACTCAGGACTATTATCACGGTGTTCCAACAACCAGTCAATTTTTTCGTTGAGTTCTTTTAGTAACTCATCTATGCCGTCTTGTATTGTCGGCGCTTGTTGTTGTTCTAATAATTGTGTTGTCATTTTCCCTCCGGTACTACAAATTCACAGCCTTTAGGTATTTCGACCAGGGAATATTTAAAAGCCATTGGCATAGCAACCTTTACCATTCTCCCAATATATACCTTTAATTATTTCATCCGCCTTGGCGTGTTTATTGACACGCGCTAAATATTTCTTTTTAATTGTTGATTTGCCATGAAAGGCTATTAGAGTACTTGTCATAACTTCTCCTTTTCGCATTGTATAAGTTTATCCTATTGTCATCGGAAAGCAACAACATTACAGAAAATATAATCTCGGGAATCAACACCATTATGAGATGATATTGCCGTGGTGGATAGCTTAACTGGTAAAGCGAACGGCCTCTTGTGCTGATGATGTGGGTTCAAGTCCCAGTCCACCATATACTAATAAGGAGAGCGTCAATGAGTATGATTGGAGCATTAGCAAACGCAATAAAAGACTTGGCTGATGGAAAAGGAATGTCCACTGTTTTACTGACGGTTTATTTCCAAGAACCAGAAAAAGATAAAGCGGAGATTCGACACTCGGCTGCCGGCTTCCATGGAACTCTTGGAGAAATAGAATTGCTAGAGCTGGTACTAGAAAAGCTAAAAGCCGTATCAAAAACTGAGGCACCGGCAAATGAGTAAGAAGAAACGAATCGAATTAGTTGGGCAATGCATGTACCACATGATTAATCTAGTCAACTCGTTGGAAGAGCGAATCGCCACTCTTGAAAAGTTCATGAAAGCTATTGATGAAAGAAAAGCAAGACGAGTTGAGCCATCGGAATGTCGGGTGGGCGATCCACCTCGTACTATACCAACCACGGAAGATTTAAGGAAAGACAATCCTATAATAGACAAGATACTCAAGGAGCGATGCGCCGGTAATAAACAAACCTCTTGACTACCTCAATCCTTGATTAGTTAAGCGGTTACGGTATATTTAGGGAGAAGATACCAGCCGAGCTTTTGTATAATGATAAAGAAGATTCTGCCTTTTCTGCTAGCCCTCATCTTTGCAACGCCAGCGTTTGCCCAATTAACATGGGATAATAATTCTGCTGGTTGGCCGCCACCCCCGTTACCATTACCGCTTGGATCTAGTGGTACTTTTTTAAAGAGTCAAGGACCTGGAAATCCTCTTATTTGGGCAATTCCTGGTGGTGGTGGGGGCGGCTGTCCCGGTTGTACAGCTAATCAAATTCCGTTCTGGACAGGCGCAGCTTTTAATACCGATGGGGGAAATGCGTATGGGGCTCATGGGCATGTAACATTAGGTGATGCTACACATGCTGGTACTTTAGATTTGCTTGATAGTTCAGGTAATAATGTAACGCATCTGAATACAGGTATCCTTACACTTGGCAATACGGGAGCAGGGAATGCGGGTTCCATTAATGTGTATGACGGTGCAGGTGGTAATGGGACGCACATAACTTCTGCCGTGATTTCTCTTGGTGACGGTAATCTCACTGGAACTTTAAATGTTTACGATGTATTCAGTGGCCTTGCTGCTAACATAACTGGTCCTCAACTTCAACTTGGTAATAGTAATGGTGTAGGGACTTTAGCGATAAGCGATGGCACGGCAAACTTTCCGGCTACATTAACGGGATCCACGTTGGTTTTAGGTAATGTTGGCACTCCCGCTGTCGGCGTATTTCAAATGTTCGATTCTCATGGTCAATCCGTTACATTGGGTGGTGGTGCTTTAAGTCTAGGAACTACTGGGAGTGCGGGGCATGTTACCGTAAGGGATACTAGCAATAATGTAGATGCCGAAATACTTAATGGGACTCTCACATTAGGAAATACGGTAGCTGGAACAGGCGGCACTCTTAATCTAACCGATGGTGGGGGCAACACGATTACTCAAGTAACCAATGGTTTGGTAGTAACTGGAGATACGGGCACTGCAGGTGAATTTAATACAAAAGATATTAGCGGTAATTCGGACACAGAATTGATGAGCGGGTCACTCTACCTGGGTAACTCCACTACTCCTACTGCAGCCAACATTGTTATGTTTGGCACTACTAGCGGATCGGTTACTTTAGAAGTTCCCGCTGTTGTAACTGGTTCCCCTTTGTTTGTATTGCCTGGTGCCGATGGTACCAACGGACAATTCATAAAAACCGATGGCGCTGGGAATCTTTCTTTCGCTAGTGGTAATTCTGGGACTGTCACAAGTTTCAGCGCTGGCAATTTGTCTCCTTTATTTACTACTTCAGTTGCTACAGCTACCACAACTCCGGCATTAAGTTTCACCTTATCAAATGCTGGTGCTGGCACCCTCTTTGGTAATTTTAGTGGTTCATCCGGAGCGCCGAGTTTTAATGCTCCTGGCACAACTGATTACGTGTTAGGGGTGGCTCATACCGGTGGTGGACTTGAATATAAACAGCTCACTACATCTGGTTCAGGTTTGAGCATTACACCGACAGCTGGAGTAACTACATTTGCTAACACGGGCGTCACTTCCAATGTCGCCGGAACAGGAATAGCAGTAAGTGGTGCTACAGGAGCCGTAACGGTATCGGTAGCTACCAACACTGCTAATACACTAGCTGGTTACAGTAATACTGGAGTATTTTCCGATGTAGCTATAGGTACTGGTTTAAGTTTGTCCGGGGGTACTTTAAGCGGTACTGTAGTAGCCTGTAGCAGTTGCACTTCTGGACAGTTGACTTATTATAATGGAACGAACGTTACCACGGATACAGGAGCGGCGTATGCTGGTAACGGTAGCCTTACTTTGGGGTTATCTGGACATGCGGGAATACTTAATTTAGATGACTCTTCAGGAAATATTGTTACTTCTTTTTTCGTAGGTACTTTAACTCTTGGTAATACCGGTGTTGGTAATTCAGGTTCGATAAATGTTTATGATGGCGCTGGCGGGAATGGAACACATATTACCTCTGCTAATATTACTTTAGGTGATGCTAATTTACCTGGTCAATTAGCTATTACTGACACTGGTGGAAATATCAATACCACCTTGACCAATGCGAATGTTTTGTTAGGTTTAGCAGGACATACTACTGGAAGTATAAATTTAAAAGGCACTACTAGTGGTAACGTCACTTTTACTACTACGGCAGCAGCAGGCACAGGCAGTTTTACATTCAATGCTACTGATACTACGGTTAATGGCAGTACTTCAGGCACTTTAGATTGGATACAAACGGAGCAAGGTACGTATGAGAAAAAAGTTGTTATCGGGTTTACTAGTTATGTAGATGCGGGTACCACTATTACTTATACAACGCCATTTTCTTTTACTCCGGTTATCACTGGAAATAATACCGGGCTTACTATCTCAACAATTTCTAAAACACAGGTAGTTATTCCGGCTTCAGTGAGCGCATCCGGTACTGTTGTGATAGAAGGATACTAATGTGCCCTCTATACTATAGTGATAGTACTACGCTTCACGTGTTTGGCAACAGTGTCATTGTTGACCAGATAAATGGAGATGATACTCAAGGTAGCCGAGGACTAGTAGCATTTAAAACTATTCAAGCAGCATTAGCGGTTGCACAATCGGGAGATTGTGTTTATATAGCACCAGGCACTTATAATTTAACTAGTGGCATTACCCTTCCCGATAATGTAACAGTTAGGGGGATGAACGCACAAGCCGTAACAATACAAATGTTGAACGTGGTAGCGAATACCGATTTGATTACTATGGGCAACAATAACCGGGTAGAAGATGTTACCTTAAAACTTACTTCTGCAGGGCACCACACTTTACGGTCTATTGTTTATCCGGGCACTAGATCGGGTACATCAAAACTTCGTACACTCAACATAACTGTGGATAATAGTGGAGCGGGTAGTGCAGGCACTTCAAACGTTTACGCGATTCATAGTAATGGTACCGGCACGCCAAATGATTCTTTTAATGCTGTTAGAGCGTGCATGATTACAGTTAATAGTGCTGGTTTAGGCAATAAGCGGGGTATTCTTGTGGATACCGCTAATAATTTTTCCAGTCGAGATTCTAATTTTGTTGTTACTAATGCGGGTGGTGCGGGATCTTATATAGCTCTTGAAACAAATAATGCAGCGGCACGTTTAGTTAATAGATCAAGTTATGCCAATGGCGCAACTGCTGACATTTCTCAAACTTTAGGAACTTTAGTATGGGAAGGGCAATTAGCCAATCTTAATGCTAATGGATTGAATTTTAATAGCCTAGTTACTCCGGCAATACTTGAGTTTTGCATACCCGGAGCTGTCAAATCTGCTTCACCGCAATTTTTATATCCAGGTACTTTCAATCCCAGTACAAATGAAATATCGCTTAATCTTCCAAGTGGTGCCGTAGTCAAAAATATGGTAATAGAAAGCCTTATAGCTCCAGGCACAGGACATACCGATGTTTATACCGTGCGAAAGAATGGCGTAAATACAAGTTTAACTGTTACCTTAAGTGGTGCAACTCTTGATGGTTCTGATACTGTGCATTCGGTCACTTATAATGCTGGAGACGATTTAAGTATACAGTTGAATACTACTAATGCTAGTTTAGGAGCGAATGTAGTTGTACTCGTGGAGGCGGTATGATGGTTGAAGCTACTTATTACGGGTGGTTGATATTTCGTAATGGGGCAACACGTACCTATGAGGTAGTGTTTGCTCCAAATCTTACTCAAAATATAATTTCCCCTGATTACTTTGTCCCTTGGCAAATAAGTAATGATGGTGGGGGTAATCCCGATTTTTTCTCATACAATTATTTGGGAGATCCTAATACCCAAACAATAACCTATTCTACTTACAGTCAACCAAGTCCTTCAGCTTCACCGGAACCAGATAATGTTATGTCGTTACTTTTAGGGGTACCGAATTATTTTCCGGATATTTTTACCGTAGCTTCGTTCGTAAAACTATTCCCCGATACAGCCTATTTGAGTCTACGCCAATCATTTTGGGCGAACATACAAAACCCTATTCCTTTGAATTGGATTCAGAATATACAAAATTGGTGTCACTGGTACGATGTGGATATAATATAGGGGGTTCTTGAGAAAAAATATGAATAGAAAATTCTTAGCATTATTATTATCCTTATTCTTTGCTATGCCGGTATTTGCTCAACAAAGCCAGAATAATGCAGGCTGGCCAATACCAACAATCCCTGTGCCATTGGGACCAAATGGAGATTTCCTGCAGAGTCAAGGACCAGGGATGCCCCTCACTTGGTCGCCTTCTTCTGGAGGCGGGACAGTAACACAAATCAACACAGCCAACGGTGTTAGCGGTGGTCCTATTACCACCATGGGCACAATCACCCTGTCCAAGATAGCCAACAATACCGTGCTTGGAAACATTAGTGGAGGCTTGTTTTTCCCGGTAGCTTTAAATCAGGCACAATTGACAGGGATGCTAAACCAATTTGATACAGCTTCAACAACCCAAGGGGTCGTAGCTGGAAGTAACGGGTTGGATAATACGCACTTCCTGAGAGCAGATGGTACATGGGCTGTACCTCCGAGTAGCGGCACAATCAATGCCGGATTGACAGGACAGTTAACTTATTACGCATCAAATGGCACAACGGTATCCGGTGATGCGAATGCCACGGTGAATAATGGACAGTTAACGCTAGGGCAAGCCGTCGGACCAGTAGGCGGAAGTCTCGTCTTATATGGTGCTACTAGCGGAACCGATACAATTGGTGTACCTGCAGTGGCTGGTGCGGGAACAGTCTTTAATTTTCCTGCTAATAACGGAACAAATAATTATCCTTTAGTTACCGATGGATCTGGTAATTCTTCATGGGCACTTTTAACGGTACCTGGTGGAGGAACTGGATTATCAAGTCTGACTGCACACAATACTTTGGTTGGATCTGGCACAGCCCCAGTGACTTTGGTCGCGCCATCTGCAACTTCTGGTATCCCTTATATATCTAATGGTGTTGCAGCAGATCCAAGCTTTGGCACTGCAGTTGTGGCTGGGGGAGGCACCGGGCAGACAAGTTTAACAATTCATGATCTCCTGATTGGTAATGGCACATCGCCCGTAACTCTGTTGGCTCCAAGTGCCACAGTGGGAGCGTTGCTATTATCGGCAGGAGCCGCTTCAGATCCTGCTTATGCAACCGCTGCATCAATAGTTGCCGGACAGCTATCACTTGGTAATTCGCCGAGCGGTGGTAGTATCGTTCTACATGGTGCTACTTCTGGTACTGCTTCAATAACTGTTCCAGCGGTGGCGGGTGCGGTGACATTTGCTTTACCTGCTAACAATGGTACAAACAATTATGCTTTAACCACCAACGGGACAGGGGGTACCTTCTGGACCCAGGTTAGTTTAACTGCCGGTGTTACAGGAGTATTACCGATAGCCAATGGTGGCACTAATAATGGTACTTTGCCTGTAACAGCTGGTGGTGTTGTCTATACAGATGGTACAAAACTGCAGAATACGGGTGCAGGCACTTCTGGGCAATTCCTGCAATCTACGGGTGCTGGAACCCCAATCTGGACTTCTAGTACCGGTACTTTCGGTGGCAACGGTGCTGATGGCGCTATATCTAATCCGGTAGCAGCAACCGCTCCATTCCAAGTAGATGCTACTACTTGGTCACTGACCGGAGCAAATACTTACACTTTAACTGGCACTCCAACAATCATTAATTGCAACTCTACATTTACCCTTGGTGATGGCAGTAATGCATCTACGATAACTGTTGCTACCGGTACTGGTGCTAGTGGTGGAATAGGAGGTACTAATGCATTTCCTCAAGCAGGCTCGTCTGGTGGAGGTCCTGGATTTGGGGGAGGCAATGGCAGCTCGAATGGCGGCGGCGGCGGCGGCTCCGGAGGAGGCGGTGGTGGAGGATTTGGCGGTCTTGGAGGATTAGGTGGAGGACAAACCGATAACATATCTGGTGGACAGGGTGCCACTTATCAAGCTTGGATAAATGGTGGTAGTGGTGGTGGTGGTGGTGCAGGTAACTCCGGCTCAGGAGCGGGGGGAGCTGGTGGTGGTGGTGGTGGTAGCGTAGTAGTCTGTACAGCTGGCGCTATTAACTGCCAAGCCGTATCAGTTATTAATTGTCTGGGTGCTGCTGGATCTGGAGCGGCTCAAGGCGCTGGTGGTGGTGGTTCGGGTGGTTTAGTATTCCTCGCTTCTCAAACTTCAACAACTGTCGCCGGGACTATAAATGTTAGTGGTGGTGCTGGCGGTAATGGTGGATCTGCTATTGCTGGAGGAGGAGGTGGTGGTGGTGCCGGACGTATCGTATTCTGGGCACCAATAATTACGACCGCTGGGAGCACATTGACATTAAACGGCGGAGCAGCGGGCACTAACGGAGGTAGCGCAACAGGTTCTAGCGCTGGGGGCAATGGCTCCGCCCAGTCTATTATCGGGACTCCTAATTTGCCGATATTGACTTGGGTATTAACAAAGCCGGAGGGTGGACAATATATGGAGATGCTAACCAAGTTAGAAATTGCCAGTGGACATACTAAAAGCAATGTGGTTAACATTAGACAGAAAGATTTAGCCTGGAAAGCGGGGAAAACATTAGATGGCTTTGCGTATTACAATTTTGGTGACTACACTGGTACTACTTGTCTTGGGGTAGGGGATTCAGTGGAGGCAATGAAAAATGCTGCTTAGAATAATATTGATAGTCCTATTATTATCATGCCAACCGGCACGGGCGGATGGCACATGGTTGGAATTTACAGCAGGTAGTTCAACCCCTGCAACGGTTTGGACCGGGCAGAACGCTCCAGTCCCTGGCGTTAATATTGATACGAATGCCACTGTATTGCCTTGGACGCCACAAAATAATGACAACAACCCGCAAGATTATCAATTAAAAAACGGTGCTGTTGTGTATGCGCCACCGGTACCGCCCACACCTCCAACGCCTCATCCAGGCGCTAATCCGCAATTATTTATAGATAGTTGCGTTAGCGATTCGCAAGTACAATCAATATTTTATCTATTAGCGCCTTATCAATACGCAATTACTCAGTATGGGATTGATCCGCAGGCGGTTCAGTTATTATGGAATCAACTTTGCATTCAGTATGGGGGTCAACAGGGTCCGCTGACTTCTCAGATCCAGCAGGTGATTGAGAAGTATGCGTCTCAGGCAGGCATGCCGCTGGTTGCTCAGTAGGATAAAGCACATCCAGATGTTCATCTATTGTCATCTCTTTGGTCATGATTGCCTCCTAAGTGGCAACGAGGATGATAATTGACAATAACCTTCTTGTCTATTAGACTTTTACTGTACAGTAAATATTTAGGTAGAGATGAATAAGGATCTTAATAGTCAAGTTATCGGTGCCGTTAAGCGATTATTGAAAGAGCGAAAGATAACACAGAGGCACCTAGCCGAAGTCATGAAAGTCACAGAATGCGAGATATCATTACTGATGACTGGCCGGCGTGGTTGGTCACTGCAAAGGTTATATATGTTAATTCAAGCGACTGGATGTCAAGGAAGTCTTAATCCTCACGGTTTTCACTTTTCTTAGGAGCAATAATGAGTAACATCATAATCCGACCGTGGAATGAAACGCCGGGAGATCGTAGCCTAAGACAATTGGGGCATAAAACAACCGAACACGGCATCCTTGAAACCGGTATTACTGTTTGCGCCTCCGAGCTTCGCAAAGCGAGTGCGCCGATATTCTTAGCGAAGATAGCCCGAGCTTTGCAGAAGATAACCGATCAGATGGCTGATTTAAGATGGGATGATGAGAAAGTCTGCCTTACTATTGGCATCCAGGTTCGCAATCACTGGGAGCAGGGACCAGACGGGGAATGGCACGAGGAGGGCGATCAGCGATGGTTGGACAAGGTAGCGAAGGACGCGAAAAAGAAATAAAGCCACCTGGTACGATGCCAAAGGACTATATGATACAGATGACGGCAATGATGGTAATGGCTAATTTATATAATTCTAGTTCAGGCAGGAATGCGAAATATACAGCAAAAGTGGCTATGGATGCAGCAAAAGCGCTCTACAATGAGTGGATAAAGGGGTAAGCGATGGAATTTGTTTTTGATTGTGCGGTATGTGGACAACACGATATTAGACAGCCTAGCGAGCCGCAACTAAAATATGTGGTAGATAAAGTAAGCGGTAGGGGAGCATCCTTACAATGCTGCAGAAAATGCGCGGAGCAAATAGAAGCAAATGCCAAAGCCGAGAGAGAAAAAGCAGCAGCCGGAAGAAAACGCAAAACAGCTGCCAGCTGAGCATCGAAGCCTTCAAAGCTATGACGACTTTGTAAATCTCATCGAATATACTATTAACGGTGTGTTTAATAAGACTGTTGCGCGTCAAGACGCTCACACTGTGGCAATTTTGACCGGTTATGGAATCCAAGCTCTCCGTGAAGCTCGTGGTGGACGGATGAAAATGTCAGTCTTTCTCAATGATATGCAGAAGGTTAAAGTGGAAGCTCTAAGCCAAGAAGAGATGGATCGCTTCTTACAAGGCGATGAAAACACTCAGATGGAAGTTTTACAACAGTTGAAAGGGCGTGGAGATATTGTAGAAGCGGAGGTTAAGGTAATACAGAAGCAAGAGCCTAAAGCCCGTTTAGATACAAAGATGATTGGTAAAATGTCTGGTGTTGAGCCAGATAAAGTAAGAGAGGCTCTAGCTGGTGAGGCAGTTGAACACAGCGCTAAATTAACTCACGAATGGACTCATTCATTAGGTGGTAATACACGCTTTTGTCTCAACTGCGGTATTGAGAAATCTTTCTTAGAGCCAAAAGATATGCAAACAGCTTGCAGTGGCGAATGGAACTTAATCTAAAGGCTGCCCGAAGACAGCCTTTAAACCGGAAAATAGCAATACTCATTCGTTAGCAACTAGAGAATAATACCATGATGAGTTAGAAAAAGAAAATTGGACAAAAACTTCGAGGTGTATATACTCTTATGTGATTATTGGAGATATAAGAGATGTCAAAAAAAGTATTAATAGCTATGCACTCGGCAATGTTGCAACAGATTGACGAAATAATCAAGAAAGAGCATTCTACAAGATCGGAATGGATGCGGAAAGTATTACGTGAAGGTATAAACGATTGGCGCAAACAGCAAAAGGAGATTGGCAATGGTGGAACTAATCAGATTCAGCGGGTACCGGTTGAGGGGGCTACCACCTGACCAAGCTATTTATAGATGGACGGCAATGCGGAATCAGGTGGAAAAGTATGTGCCGTATTTGCAGAATCTTCCATTAGGCTTTTATGCCGATGATGTGTACAAGAACTTGCCTATTATTGACACTTTAATGGGCAAATTGCAAAATGGCGAAATTTATTTTGCCTTCACCGGGCAAAGATTCGTCGGCTTGGCTGCAATCACAGATATCGAATACGGGCGCAATGCATATATAGAAGCGATTGCCGCGCCGGAGTTTATCAAGAGTTTTGCTGTCGGTAAGGCAACTGGTGAACTGATTACTTATGCATTTGCTGACTTTGGGGATGCTGGACTTGGTTTGAAGAAGCTTAAGGCTGGCGTGATGAAAGCGAACATGGGTGTACTGACCTGGCTGCAAAAAATAGGCTTTAACCCCGCCGGTATCTTACAAGGTGAAGTATTGCACATGGGTATCCCCCACGATATGATTCTCTTGGAATTGCTGAATCCCAAGTTCTTCAGCGTTGATAAGAGGATAATCTCAAATGACAGGCAGCGCACCGTCACCTCCCCAATACCTCCCGCTACCAGCTTACAGCCCGCCAGCGCCTCTGGCGCAAGCGCCGAATCCCAATTCGGTGATACCTCTGGCGATGACGCCGCTACAGATCGGGCAGGGGGGAGCGCAATTCGAGACAACATTACCTCAATGGTTGCAGCTGACGAATTACAATGGAACAGCGAACCCGTCGGCACCAGGGGGTCAGGGCGGACCGTTCGATCAGCAGCTGATACAACAGGCGGCGAATTGGTACATGCAGAATCAGGTGCAGCCGCAGGTGTCCGCCGCTCAGTCGGCAATGCAAAACAGCGGGCAAAATTACGGTAGTTACGGTCCGGCATACACTGGGCAATTAACCGCTCAGGGACAACAGCAGGCTTTCCAAGCGGCGCTGGCAGCTAATCAGCAAGAATATCAAGATGTATTAGCTGGTAGATCGTCTTATTTATCCGGTGGTCCACAAGTTGCACAGAATCAAAATCAGTTGGATATCCAACGTGGCATTGCTGTTGAGAATGCCAATCTGCAGAATGCTGCAATGGCTAATCAATACAATCTTGGTTCAGCTGGATTGCAAAATAACTACAATTTACAAGCTGGGGAGTATCCGAATCAATTCAATTTGAACAATTTTGGCAATCAACTAGCTAGTTATCAAGCACAACAACAGGGTTTACTAGGTGGCATCATGGGTGGTGGAATGTTGGCTACCACTCCCATACCTTCGAATAGTCTTGCTAGCGGGCTAGGAAGTTTCTTTGGTGGTGGTGGCGCTCCACTTGGTGGTGGTAGTGGCAATTCCTTCATCCAAGGAGCCGCAGATGCGTTTAGCAATGCTGCATTAGGAGCTTTCTAATGGGATTACTTGACAATGATAATGAATACGGCACTCCGTTGATTGATACTACAAGTACTCCTTCTACTGCATCTGCTTTGGGCACTCAAATGGCTCAGAACGTAGGGCAATTGCAAGGGGTTTTAGGTAGCCCTCTTACGCAATCCATGGTCACAGGTACATTCGCTCCTGCTACCAGTGACGTAATGAGTGATTTAGCGGCCGCATCCGGCATGACAGGACAAACGCGGCAATTAATGCAGGAAACTGCACAAAAGCTTATGCCGAGAGCGTTGAGCCAATTACTACAAGCGGATGCACCATCGAACGGCGCACGAGAATCTATAGGGCGTGCGGCAGCTGGATTGGCTTTGATATTCGGCGGTGGCGCTCCTAACGCTGTTGGGCAAGCGCTCTCCACCGTACAACAAGCAAGAAATGACAAAGAGCTTCGAGAGAAAGATGCCACAGCACAACTCAATTCCGCGATTCAGATCAGCAAGATATTGGGTAGTGGAGATGCTGCCAAGACTTACATTGATGAATCAATGAAGAGCCAGAAAAACACTTTTGATTTATTGAACAAACAGCAAGATCAACAATTAAAAGCTTTGCGCGATCAGCAAAACGAGAGAAAACTTGCCACCCAAGAAGCGCTTGCAAATGCTACTATCAATTCTGATGCGTATAAAAATATGCATCTCCAGAATCAAGACGATCTAGCCAAGACGCATGAGACTAACATATTCAATCTCCACAAATATGCAATTGATTCTCGTAACGCCTTAGAGGCAAACGCTCAGCGCTTGCAGGAATTGAAACAAAAGATGGAGGCAGGCATTGCCACTAATCATGACCGCGTTCAATATGCTAACGGACGTGCGCGCTCTGCCCAGGAAGCCGCTAAGCTTAATCAGGCTATAGATGCTCTGAATAGTTCAACAATATTGAAATTGAATCAAAGAGATAAGACTGGAAATCTAATACACTCTGACGCCAAAGGTAATCCGATACCATTCACCCCTTTTCCGCATGTAGATGAAGAAGGGCAAGCAATTAATGCTCCTGGCAACGATCTGCCGGAAGGTTATCAGCAGATAGATGAGCCGCCTCAGATGCAAGTGCCACAAATGCCACAAGCTCCGCAGCAAGCGGTTCCTCAACAACAGGCGGCGAGCGCTGCACCAGCTGCAACAAAGAAGACTCCCGAATCTCTTTATCAGGAATACATAAAATCTGGAATGTCATGGCAAGAAGCGTATAAGAAGGCAACTGCAGGAGCGCAATAATGGCAAATCCACAAGCGCCGCCGTCTTTTGAAGAAGCAGAAAAGCTAATGAAGCAACAGTCTGCTTCGCCGCCATCTTTTGAAGAAGCGGGGAAATTAATAGCAAAATCAGCACCCTCCAAGCAGGAAGCTGGCTCAGCGCCGCCTGTTGGTTTTTCAGTACCGCCGCCACCTATTGATCCAACTAAATCGCCATCATTGGCTGCCGGAGCTACGCCAGCGATCCAACAAGATACTACTCCGGTAGTTACTGATAATACTCCCAGTATTCATATGCCCGCTCCCGCGACGACTGCCACCCCATCGGATCCGGGCGCTGTTTTCCTAGGGCATATTGAGCAAAATGTTAACCGAGTATACAACCAGGCGAAAGGATTGCCCATAATAGGTGAGACCGTTGGTGACATCGGCACTGCCACTGGTAACTTGGGGAAGGCGTATCAAGAGATGAACTCACCAGACCCGCTGACGGCAATGCAATCGGCAGCGGTAGGTGCCGTACCTGGTGCGATTGAATCAGTGGAGACACCATTGGCGGCTGCTTATGGTGTACTCGGACAGCCAGGACATATTAAGCTTCCCAATATTCCCCAGATGTATGAGCAAAATCCTATTGCACAACAATACGCTCAAGCCGCTCCAGGCTCTTACCAAACCGGGAAATTGCTTGGTAATCTTGTTGGTACCGGCAAGATGCTTGGAGTTGCCGGGAAGTTAATCGGTGCAGGTGTTCAAGCTGGAAGCCCTCTCTTTAAGAGTCTCATTAAATTATCTCCAGAAGCGTTAGCTTCCGCCGAGAGGATATTGCAGAAAATAACCGAGATAAGTCAACCGGCACAAACTGGCAATATTCTGCAACGTACCGCATCTAATATGGTACGCGGCGCAGGTATTGGTGGTGGTGTAGGTGCCGTCCAAGAAGCTGGACAAAATGTAATAGCTGGACAAGGACCAAAAGTAACGCCCCGTGGAGTACTTAGCGGCGCTGCAGCTGGAGCGCTTGGAGGTGCTATAGAAGAACCACTAAATGTTACCGGCAGAGCAGCGGGGAAACTGGGTGGCGGCGTAGGAAAACTGGGCGGTGCGCTTCTGAAGAAGACAGAGAAGGGCAAGTCTGTAGCGCAGCCACAAGTTACACAGCAAGCTCCTAAGATGCCAATAGTAACTCAAGAGCCTCAAACAACTCCTGAAGTACAACAAGCTCCAACTGCAACGGCTCAACCATCTCCGGTGGAATTAAAGGGCGAAGTAGAGAAGCAAGAGGTAAAATCCACTCCGCCACAACGCAAGCTGACTACATTAAAACAAGTGGGACTAGACAAATCCAAGCCTCGATACAAAGACCTTACTCCTGAGTTTGATAGTGACTTAGATAAGGCTCTGTATGTAATTGGCAATCCTAAAACGAAATCTGCAGCCCATGATAAATTCATGGATTACATACGAAATAATACTGATTGGGATGATGCCATGATCTCAACTAAAGCAGCTCAAGTCAGAAAAATGGTTAAGGAACATTCTGTAAATGCTGAAGATGGCACATTTAAAGTGCCAAGGATAACTCAAGCCCAAGAGCCAATAACAACACCCACCCCTAAGCCAGATCATCCTCAAGAAGAAGGCGAAGGAGTAATGACGCCGGAAGAGTTCGACAAGAATTTGACCGATCAAGAAAAGAAGTTTTATGAAAAGACTGGCAGGATACCAGTAATTAGTCAGCCAGAACCCCTTGAGCATGCGGATCGCGCCTCTGTGCCCGCTAATAAAGTATTTGAGAAAGATCGCAAAACCAAATTTGATGTAGGTAATCCAAAAGCACGCGCAGGTGTACATAATGGAATTATGTATGCTGCAATGCCAGATCCTTACGACCCAAAAGCCGTGAGATTAGGAAGTATCGTTACATCTAAACATGGAGAAGCAAAAAGACAAGAGGCTTATGATCGTTTACGAAAAGGTACATCAATCTCTGGAACGATAGGCACATTGCAAGCAGGAGAGGAACTTACGCCTGTTCAAGATGCATCTCTTGCTGCCGGGAAGGAATACGACGAAGCCAAGAAAACACCCGCCAGACAGTCTCGTGGAATTAAAACAGCCGTTGATTTAAAAGCACAGAAAGCGGCGGATGCCATCAAAAATGATGATAAAGCCGCCTTGCAAGAAATTGCTAAACCCAAGAAGAGTCTCAAAGTTAAAGGGAAAGGCAGAAGCCAATCCGGTATTGTTACCATTCCCCGTATTATATCTCTAGCAACCGAAAAGGGTATAACGCTAGAAAATGCCTGGACAAAGATAATGGAGATTCCCGCCGATCATATGGTGAAAACCCTGAAGGGGATGATTGATTATAGCGATACGATGGATGCTATAAAGAAAGGCGCAGAGCGTAATAAAAGTGATTTCTTTGAACGCTTACAGCAGAGACAGGTCCAGATGTTCTTAGATTCTCACGGAACCAATGTTACCGAGGGGAAAGTTGGTGCAGAAGTAAATGAAGCCGTTCGTTATCTAAGTAGAGATGAAATTTTAGATCCAGAAATAACGCCGGATTTGACACAAGATCAACGTGAAGCCGCTGTTCTATTGAAAGATGATCGTGCTATCCAAAGGGAAATGATTAATGAGGAAATAAAAAAACACCCCTATGATTTAAAGTATGTAGAAGCATTAAAAGAATATGGTGGCATGTCTCCCCGCGCCAGGACTGGAACTGAAGAGGGCATGGATATGCTCTCAACCATGCTTTACAACGCATCTTTAAAATATGATCCTCGTTTCCATGCGACGCAATTGACGCATATTCCGCAAGTTATAGCTGCTGAAGTTGGACCGATCAATACTGCAGAAGCACTTAATTTAAGTACTGATCCAGAGGTGAAGAAATTCCTGGAGGGCAGTCGCCATGCTACGGCTCGTCAAGCACAAGCACAATTCGGGGAAGCGGCATCTGATTATGAGCAGCCCAAACCATTATTTCATTCAATGGAGAAAGTCAATGAAACAGCTCTTTTGGGTGGCATGATACAAGAAGCTAAAGAATTAAGGGGGGAGCAAGAGGGCGTCAATGCTGCTAAAACAACTGCTATCAAGATAACCAATCATGAGCCTCTATCCGATCAAGAAGCGCAAATATTAACAAGAGGTTTGGATGCCCTTAGAAAAGCCACGGGGCAAACCCCGGGAGGGTATAACCGAATATTCACTAGTCGCACTGCATTCTTGCGTTTTATGGCATCCATGTCTGGCTATCACGGTCTTGTTACCCAGCAGATGGTTAGGGAAATTAGGAATTTTCGCAGTAGCGATCCATTAATTAGGAAAGCAGCATTACGCAAAATGATAACGTTGTACGCAGCAACGACATTTATGGGTGGCAACGCTACCGTACCTACCGAGGCTAGAAGAATATTGTGGATGACCATGCCTGGAATTATGTATGAATATGAATTTTTGACCAATCATATGAATGCGGCAGCTTTGACGGGACGGGTTATGAATGATCATATGCGCTTTGCGGCAGTCAACTGGGGTTTCAGCATGACGGCATCGGAAACTCAGCATTTAACTCGCGCTATGGAGCAGCAATGGAAGAAAACACAAAACGAATCACTTTTAAATAGAGCCGTTTTGATGGGTGGGCTATTGCTCTGGGAAGCTCCAGTGCCAGGTATGAGCCCAATTCGACGCAATGTAAGTAATTTTAGCAGCGCTCAGAGGGGTTATAAAGATGTTGTTGCTTACGACAATCAATTCAGTCAATTCCCAATAGGGAAAGGGCATCGCGATTATAACTATCTGGATGTGATGCTTGATAATCTCCCCGGAGATAATATTGAAGAGTACAATTTCAAATACAAAAAGTATGTCAAGGAAATATCCAAAGAAACAGGCTGGCCGGTTCCTAAGAATTTAGAAACGGATTATCCATCTAAGGTTTATACCACTACGCCTGAGCAACATAAGCGTCAACTTACACAGTTGCAAAAATCATAATTGCAGATTAAAACCTAAAATTAAAGTCTGTAACGTAAGACAGGCTTAGGTCTTGGGATACTTACCTTTTGTCCTTGACGTAACCCCTTTGGATAGCACCAAAGGGGTTCATATTTTGCTGGTGGTTGTGAACCCCTCATCAGATTTTTGTAAAAGCCACACCTGGCTTGACGGTGGTGTAGGGTTATGTCTCCGACTTGAATTGTCAATGTGATAATCCGTCGCCAAAGCGTCGCCAGATACACAATTGCAAAAACCGTAAATTACGGTACGATATGAGGTATCAATTTGCGAGGTTCTAAAATGGGTGGACCATTTGATATGGGTAAAAGTGATGGTGCCGGAAGCAAGCAAAATCTTCCTCGGCATATAGAGCGTATGAACATGGGCACGGAGAAACCAAAAATGAAAAAATCTGGAGATGGGAATAACTTACCTTGGGGCGGCCAGCCCAAAGAACAAGCCAAGGCTTACATGTCAGGACTGCCAAAAAACAAAGGCAGCATGTTAAGCAAGACCGGTGAGCGTAGCGGCAAAGGCGGCAAAGCTCTGCAAGGTCATTCAAAGACTATTAATGCTAAGTCTCAGAAGATCAAATAATGGGCGCCACTTCTATAAAAGCTACTGAAATCTTTGAATTGCAAACAAAGATCGAAACGCTGGAAGCTGAAATGGCAGCCTTGAAAGAGTATGTCAAGAAAGCAGATAGAGCAGTGACTGCCTTCCAAGACATGGGCGCCATATTCGGCAATTATCTTGGCACAGATAATCGTCTTGTGCCCGCAGTAATAACTCACGCATTCCCTCAAGCTGGGACTGTAGATATTGTTGTATTTGACAACTTATACAGTGGCGGCAAGCATGAAATAACCGGAGTTTCATTAGGCAATCAGCGCGGCGAATTTAGACCTTATTTAGTGTTAGATGACGTGGAGGAGGAAACCGATGCAAGCCTCCTGGCCGCCCAACCCGGATGAAGTAAGAAAGCAGCGTGTCGAAGTAATGCTTCGATGCCGGCACGATCCGGCATACGCAGCTATTGTTTATCGACGTTGCAAAGATGATATTGTCTATTTCCTTGAAATGTTCGGTTGGGTGGAGTTCCGGCAAGGCATTGGCGCGGCAGCTACAGCCATACCGGTTGTTTTATATCCGCAACAAAAAGAATTTGTTTTGCATCTTCAGAAGGTATTATTTGATGCCGCCAATAGTGAAACTTATCGCTGGAATGAGATCGTAGAAAAAGCTCGTAAGACGGCAGGGACTTGGTCTGTCCTATTCGTATTCATCTGGTTCCTAATATTCCATAATGCCTCCTTCCTTATAATGTCGAAGAAAGAGGATGATGTTGACCGGCAAGATGACTTAGACACTCCGTTTGAGAAGATGCGTTTCTTTATAAACAAGTTGCCGGATTTTCTCTTGCCTCCTGGCTTTGATATGAGTTCCAAGAAATATAACAAGACTATGCTTTTAAAGATGCCTGGAGGTGGACAGGTAAGCGGTGACTCTTCAGCGGTGAATGCTATCCGGCAGAAGAGGGCGCTTGCTATTCTGTATGATGAATTTGCTTATTGCGAGAATGACGAATCTGTCTGGACAGCCGGATCTGGTGCCGCCAAGGTCAGAATTGCCGTATCTACTCCGAATGGCACGAACAACAAGTATTACAAGCTTCGCTTTGGCAAAGAAAAGGAGAAGATACACCTAACATCATTTACCTGGTGGAGACATCCAGTCTTTGGTAAGGATCTCCGGCAATTGGCTGACGGACGCTATACATCGCCCTGGTATGAAGAGATTAGCGCTAATGAAAGTGCTCAGACTATGGCTAAGGAATATGACCTTAACTATGCCGATTCGCTTGGCTCTAAAATATTCTTTTTGTATTCTGGACAACATAATGATGACAAACTTGTGCCTCATCCAGAAAGCAAGATTGTCCGCATTTGGGATCCTGGCTTGACGTTCGCCGTGCTTTGGGCGGAAATTGATCGCTGGGAGCGCTTACTGTTTTACAAAGAGCTTGTCATGAAGAATGCCGTGCTTAACCATGTAGCCGAGGCCGTGCTGGAAATCACTCAACAGATAGCCGAGGGCTGTCGCGTGGAAGATATTGGCGATCCTGCCAACGTTTACCGGCGTGGCTCTATCACGGAAGATACTGAATATAGTATCTTGCAAAAGAAGTATGGCATTTATGTTAGGACGCAAAGTATTACGGCAGTCGGTCCACAGAAGCGCACAACTGAATCTATTAAATACCTAAATGACAAGATGGGCACTTTTGTAAAAGAATTACAGACGCCGCAAATGATTATCAATCCAGTTGAATGTCCCATCTTGCATGAAGCCCTAATGGGGGGTTATGCTTGGCAGGTAGACCAGAACGGTAACATACGAGAAGGACACCCAGAGCAAGTGCATCCATTTGAAGACGTAGCAGATTGTGCAAGATACCTAGCTTTACATGCTCAAGGTGGCTTAAAATCTACTGGTAACAGACCAAATTTGCATGTAGTAAAGAAGCAGGGAAGTTGGGGATCGCCCCGCACTCAAAGGCAGCAGCAACAAGGATGGACTAATTTATAATGGCGAAATTGATTTACCAGCAAACAGATTTACCGCCTTTTGACAGTGATTACATGCAAAAGCTGGCGTATCATCTTTGGCAATGGAAGCTCTACTGGCACGATGCTCGCCGCCCGCTAGAAGTTAAATGGAGAGAATGCGATGAAGCTTATCTTTGTTATCGCCGATTGCCTTCAACTGGTGGCATGGACTGGGTTGACGATAGCGACTTTGGCGAAACTGATGTATTTGATAATGTCAATCTTTTATCCCTCCGTATGTCTCTGGCTCTTATGCCTCGCGACTACCGTTGGCTTACTGTTAGCTCGCGCCAGGACGAAGCCCAGGAATTAATCCAGGCGATACAAGACCAGCAGATATTTATGCACCGCAAAGCAAAGACGCGCCGGGCTTTCGCTAGAGTAATTAAACAAAATATTGTACGTGGCACTACAGCCGTATTATGGAATTGGCGCGAAAATAAACGCTATCGTCGGCTGACTTCCACTGAGTCACGTCCGCTACTTCGTAAGCACTTAAAAGCGATCGGTGCCGATCCGAAGGATATTAACAAGATCATGCAAGCGCGTGTGCCGGAAGTGACATTTAGCGGTCCGCAAATCAGACCGTTGGACGTATTTGACCTGTGGATAGATCCGCACCTGGATATGACCAATACGGTCTATCCGGCAACCATTGTACAAACTTTTAACTTCCTGCCCGATTTAGTGGAAGCGGTGGATGATGAGGGGCTGCCAGTATATCAAAACCTTGATGGTCTTAATCCCTTTAGCGTGGAGCAAATATATGCGTGGGACAATAATTTCAGAATGCGTGCGCCGGAAGTCATCGGGGTCTTCCCTATGTTCGGTACTTATCCTGCTCGTGTCACTGGGTTTACCAAGCTTGTGCCTGTGTATATCTTCCATATGCCATACCTTAAATTTGAGGGCCAAGAGTTCTTTGACACGTACTTCCACGTTGCAATCAACAACGGATTCAGATGGCCAAGGATCATCAAAATAGAAGAGAATCCCTCGGATAGTGGTCATTCACACGTGTTAGTGGATAACTACATTGATTGGTTCACTAATATTGGTTATGGCATAAGTGGCGTAGAGAAATCGTTGACTTATTACCGGCAAAAGAATCTACTGCAAGCCCTGACAATGAATGCGGCTACTGCTACGCAGTTCCCCGCTCAGTTGATTTATTCCGAGGCGTTTAGAGATGACCAAGAGGTTAATTTCTCTCCGGGAGCATTGAATGAGATCGCTCATAACCCATTAGGGTTAAAAGTTATCGAGCCAGTGCCGACACCAACTGCCGGACTGCAATTATCTTTACAAGACCTTAGATTCTGGGCGCAAGAGATTCGCACCAAAATGGGCGTAGATGGCTTGGCTATTGATAATCCCGCAAGGTCAATAACGAAGGAAAAAACAGCCACTGAGGTTAACACCGATTCCAGCACTGGGAGCGCCATGCTTGAGGACTTCGTTGAGAAATTCTCTGACATGCTCACAGAAATGTGCCAAGGCATTTACGAGGCGTCCAGAAAGAATCTCAGACCGGATGCTGAGGGGAATCTTGTCTTTGAAAAAGCTTTGGCAGATAGAGTACAACAAGTATCTATTCCTTTTAAGCAGTTTGACGTAGATCGTACCATCCAGGTAAATGGCTATTTAGGGGCGCTTAATAAGCAGCAAGAATTGCAGAATATAAACATGGCACTCCAGATGACTAAGGAGCTTGCCCAAGCACTTCCTAATGGTGTTCAGATTATCCAAAAATTGTGGATGGAAGCACTTGAGCGTTTAAATATACCTCTGTCGCCACAAGATTTAATGTCGCCGCAGCAAATAGCAGCTGCTAATCCGCAGGTGCAGATGCAGGCTCTTCAGGGAGCGTTGCAGAATCCGCAGACGGTGCAACAGCTTTTAGAGCAGCAGCATAAAGCTAGGCAATTGAGTTATGACCAGCAACAAGCCCAACAACAACAGCAAGGAGCACCGAATGTCCCAACTGGTCCAGCCCCGGGAAATCCGGGAGCGCAAGCAGTCCCTCCGCAAGGATTCTAGCGCCAAGAAGTCGGAAATAAAAATGATGTTGGGACGTTTAGTTACTTCCCCCGAATATACATATATAAAGAAAATGGCTCAAGGTGTAGCGATGCAGTATCGTACCTCACCAGGCACAACACAAGAGGAAAACCAATCATATCTTACCCACTGTACAATTTTGTGGGCTTACAATATGCTATGGGGTATGGTAGAAGGTATAGCCAAAATACAACCAACGAGGACAACTGAAAATGCCAATGACGGATGGGACTGAAAAACCAGTACAAGAAATCAAAGCAACTGTAGACCCGGTAGCTGTGGCGCAGATCGTGCGCCAGATGCAGAAGCAAGAGCAATCACAAGAGAAACCTTCTCGCTTCCAATCAAAGATCAAATCCTTGCTTGAATCTGGGGGTGTTGACAAAGAGAATCTGAAAGAAATTCAAGAACTTGTCGATGCTAAAGCAGCTGACTTAGAAGAGAAGATGTCTAGCGGTAGCAACAATATCCAAGCCATGCAATCGCGTTATCAGGAAGCTGTAGTTGATGCTCTTGAAAAGTACACCGAAGGTGATGAACAGCTTGAAGCGGTATCAGATCTATTGCAGGATAAGATATTAAAGAAGCTTGGTAAAGATTCGGATGTTATGGCAAAGTTCAATGCCGGACAGTTAGATAAGCGTACCGTGAATGCTACGGCGAAAGAAATTGTCGAAGATTTTAGTAAAAAAATACTGAAAAGAGACAAGACTAATAAGGGCCCAGCAATAAATTCGGGGATTCCTGGCTCGGTTGCAAATTCAGCTATTGAAAATTCTCCACCGGCTGGTAGCATAGATGACATAACAGAACCGCATCGGCGGGAAGCGTATCATAAATTGAACGCTTTATTCAAAAGGAACAAGATAGCACCGGAAGAAGCCCATAAAAAAGCATTCGCCGCAGCTACAAAGCCATACAAGAAATCTGGGTCAGCCGCATAGGAGTAAGGTAGATGTCAATAACAGGGTTTTATGTAGATAGAGAATCTCCGGGCGTTGCCGATATGATACGGCAGATACGAATGCCGAATGCTGTACTATTTTCCGAAGGCGATGCATGCTACGTATCTGTAACTGACGGCACTGCCGGGTTAATCATTCAAGCTGATACCCAAGCAGCTCCCGTACAATACGTATTCCTCGCAATGGTATCTGATAAGTCTTATTTACGACCGGCTGTCTTTGACCAAGCGGTTGTTAATGAGTATGCGGAATTAATCGAAGTCTCAGACGGCTTTGCCGCATTCCCGATTGTGTTAAACACTCAATTTCCCCTTGCTACCTTTGATGGTACGGCTTGTAATGCTAACGCACTTACTAATACCGTAGTCTTCACGGGCGCAGGCGCTACGGACGACTTAACTGGTGGACAAGTTTATATCAATGAGCTTGGACAGCAAGCAACCATTCTGGATGATGACGTAGCTGGCGGGGTGCACACCTTGACAGTTGCGCCAGCTTTCAGTCAAGCGCCGACAACCGGCAATACACTACGGGCAGTCCCGTGGGGTCCTGGTTACATGGGTGGTGTTAAGCTTCAAGCTGCTAATCCGCAGCAAGGTATAAGCGTAGCAGTCGCCGATAAGACTGGTGGACCTATAGCTATTTATGGCGTCGATCTTGCTTTACGCATTGCGTATGTTCGCTTCCAACCGTTCCTCATCGCTAAATAGGAGTTTTCAGATGATAGTTACCCGTGAAGAATTTATTGAATGGCAGGAGCCAACACTTCGCGAAGTGTATGCCCTCGGCTTCAATTATGGCGATGAATGGATGAAAGCCTTCCGCGTCGAAGAATCCGAGAAAAGGCGCGAAGAAATTAACGAGTTTGTTTACCCTGACGTAGTTGTCCAATCGGATGAAGGCGCTCCTTATCGCCGTTTAAACATCCGCAGAGGCTACTTAACAAACGTTATCAATCTGACCTTCACTGGTGAAATCAAAATCACCCAAGAGTTCATCGAAGATAACATGTATGAGGAAATATACGATGGCACGTACGGACTCGCTAATAGTATTCAGCGTAAGATAGCCAAGGATGGTACCAGCCAACTCTTCAATGGATTTAGCTCGGTTCAATCACCTGATGGTCTGTCTTTATTTAATACGGCGCATACATTGTTATATGCCGCAGCTGGCGTAACTTCTCCCAACCGTATAGATACTCCGTTATCTTCAGCGGCGTTAGCAGAAGCTATCGATCAGATGAATAGAACGCTTGATGAAAACGGCTCTGTGAATCCATTCGGTGTAGGCGCTTTGCAACTTATCATACCGCCTGCAACTCGTTTGCTCGGTACGCAGTTAGCCAAGTCTCCTTACATACCAGATACTGCCAACAATGCTATCAATCCGTTTGAGATTGACGTGTTGGTAATACCGCAATTATTTGAAGCTGGACAAGCTGGTTATAGCTTCCAAAATACCCAATGGTATTTAAGAGATCCTATGTTGGCTCGTAACTACTTCTTCTGGAGAATCCACCCGCAGACACGCATGGTGAACGATATTAATTCACCGTCGATTCTGTTCCAATCCCGCGTTAGGTATTCATTCTTAACATCAACTTGGAGGGGGCTATGGGGTTCTCAAGGTTAATTAAATCTGTCCTTGCAGTTGGGGCTATGGTGGGTCTTGCGCTTCCCGCAGGAGCGCAGACCTTCCCAAACTCTGCAACTTACAACCAGACAACTGTATCGACTACCATACAGAATGATCTTATTTCTACTGGCAATCTATACGGAGAGACTGGTGTAGGAACACAGGCGGCAACGAGTGGTAATTTCATGCTCCTCCAGCCGGCTGCTACATTAGGACAAAATACTGTCTTGACCATTCCTGATGGTGGTTCTGCCACTGATACCCTAGTGACAACCAAGGCTGCTAACGTATTTACCGGGACACCTGTTTTCCCCGCGATTACTTTAACTGGCACAAGCCATAATGCTACAGTGCAAGCAGTAGCTGCTCTTGGGCAAGCTACGACTCTTACAATCCCCGATGGTGGGTCCGCTACTGATACATTTGCTACGCTAAAAGCAGCTAATGCATTCACTGGTGCTAGCACCTTCTCGCTGGCAAATGGATTAGGTCTTGTCGGTACTTCGCATACTGCAACTATAAAAGTACAATCTACCCTGGGACAGACGACTACTGTTACTCTTCCTGATGGTGGTTCTGCCACTGATACTATCGCCACAGTGAAAGCTACCAATAATTTCACTGGTGCTAATATCTTCTCGCTGGCTAATGGTATCCAATTAGCTGGGACTAGCCATAATGATACATTGATTGCTCTTGCTGCACAGGGACAAGGAACTACCCTTACGCTAGAAGATGTAGGGGGCGCTACTGGTTATATTTATACTATGACAGCTGCTCAGACAGCAGCTGGTGTGTTAAGCCGCGCCGATATGGTCACTGAAGTCGGTGATACTTTACTCAGTGGCATTTTAAACATCAAGAATATTGACGGTACCACGCTGGCAAACGCCGCTGGAGCTGGTGTATTCGGTATTTCAACAACTGCTACTTTTGGCTCTCCGGCTCAACTCTCACTCGTGACTGAAGTAGCTAACAACAACACCAAGACTGACTCTTGTGAATTTGAGTTCACGCTTCCTCCTGATTATGTAGCTGGTAGTGCAATTAACGTCAACGTTGGACAAAACATCACTATTGGTGGTGGGACATTATCAACAAAGACTCTGACTGTGGATGCTTTCAAGGTAGCAGCTGACGGTACGGTTGGTTCTAATTTGGGACCAGCCGCGCAGACCTTAACTAACTCTCAAGGCACTCTGGTTTTTGCTATTACTCCAACAGGCTTGGTGGCTGGCAATAAGCTATTAATTCAACTGCAAACCGTGTTGACTGAAACCGCTATGTCAAATGTACATGCAAATCTAACTAGCGTTACCGTAACATCTAACGTCAAAATGTAAGGAGGGTGCCGGATGGCGAACTCCAACTGGTTCCAAGCAACAAATAGTGTGCTCAACTTGGCGCAACTGCCTCTTATTAGCACTACTAATGCTTTTGATGCTGGGCAACTTACCAAGTATCAGAATGCAGCGAAATTCAAGATTGATTTTGCCCAACGTCATTTGACGTTGAAAATGGTCACGGCTTTCACCAACCGCAAATTCCAGCTACCTATCAGCGCTGGAACTACGGACTACGCGCTTGATACAGGCATTACAGCTGAGTCGTTGAAATATCATTCTTGGTATAACATCACGCCAGGGAATGCCTTTGACCAATCCTTGCCTTTGATGAAGTATGAAGACTATACGGATCAATGGACTGACCAAACGGTTGTTCCCAGTGGTCCCCCAGAAGTGATCGTGCAACTTCCTTATGATAGACAATTAGACGTTATAGGGATTACCCCCCGTGTTCGCGTCTACCCCGTGCCTGATGCTAGCTACACACTTCAATATCAGGCAAGATTGAATTTCTATCCGCTAGTAAATTCCACTTCTATCATCCTATGGCCGCCAGAATACGAACATGGTTTATGGTCATGGGCTTGGAAGTTCCTGGAAGTTGATCTAGCTGAAGGACGCGAAGCCATGTTGGATGCCTTGACAGATGAGGTAATAAGTCGTATTAGAACAGTAAGTATGTCGGCGGAAGAAGTACGCAAAGGCGTTAGAATGCCGCATCTGACCTGGAGACGTAATTTCAGTAGGGGTTATTTCAGATAATGCTCAGTAATGCAAACATATACTCTTACCTCTATTACAACAGCCCGCAATCGGTTTCTGATAGCACTGACACGCCTAATACCAGTACTTATAGTCAGGCGCAATATCTCGCCCGACCTGCAGGCAACTGGGGTGGCGCTAATAGCAGTCAATATAATATGGTGCAAGGACCATCTTATGGCTCAACCGCTAATAATTATGGGTCTGATTATTTCATGGACGCTTTTGGCTATCAGATTGCTTCGCCCGGACCAGGTTATGCCCCAACAGTCTCCCCTACTGAGCCGGTAACATACGGTGCCGGCAAGTGGGTTAACGGACAATATGTAGCGCAACCATTACCAAGCACGAGTTGGCCAACCAGAGAGCAAGTGTGATGTCTCCCACAAGTAATAATTCTGCTATTCCCTCACCATCTAGTTACTCACCTTTAAGTGTCCAAGGGCATTCGCTTAATCAAGGTGTTTTGACTTGCAATGAGGGATTATGGAGTAATGTAAGTGAGATATTACGTACATCGGTCCAAGCTAAGACGCTGAATAACTTCCAGATGCTTAAAAGAGGTGTCTGGAGCAATCCGACTGGGCTGGGATGGCAACCCCAAAGGGCGGGAAAATTTAATAGCGGTGCTGCCTTCATGGACTTTGGTATCTTCGAAGATTTCTTGGGTAACCAAACCATGTTATTTCAGGTGGGTAATCAGGTCTATTCTTACAATTTAGCGACAAGCACTGAGACTGCTTATAACGCCCCGTTGAGTGGACTAAGTACATCTTTAGTCAATCTACCTTGTATGCGTCCCTTTGTTGATACAACAGGAGTTGTGGCACCTATAACGGTCTATTGTAATGGAGATATACAGCCGGTCGCTATTACCGGAACGAGCGCTTCTAATGTACGCAACTTAAACTTCTTCGGGAATGGTAATTCAATCACTAACCCACCATCCGGAGGCGTTTTTGGTACTACTATCACGCTTTCCTCTGGCGCCGCTCCTCAAGGTATCACTACCGGACCGGATAATCGTATTTGGTTCTGCGATAGCACGAAGAATTGCATTAGCGCTTTAACAGCGCAGGGCGTCTTAACTGAATATCCATTACCTCATGCCAGCTCTGGACCTTTGGATATTTGCAGCGACGGTACCAATCTATGGTTCACTGAATTTACCCGTGGCTTTATTGGCAAAATTACAACAGCCGGAGTGATTACCGAGTATTCATTAGGCGGTGGTGGTCCACAGCCGGTGGGTATTGTTTTTATGCCGTTAGATGGCAATCTTTATTTTACAGAGTCTGGAACAAGTAAGATTGGCAGAATAACCACCGGTGGTGTTATCACCACGTTTGCTACTACCACTCCCGCGGCTGCACCTTGGGGAATTTGCACTGACGGCACTTTCTTATATGCCTGCGAATCGGCTACGAACTTAATTAATAAGTTTACGACTGCTCTTGTGCCGGTGCAGACTGAGTACACAGTCCCAACCGCTAATTCTAGTCCGATGTGGATAGCCTTTGATGGTGTAAGTAAAGTCTGGTTTACCGAGAATGCTGTTGCCGGCAACAATATTACTTCCATGACCAGTAGCGGTGGATTTATAGAATATCCGATACCGACAGCTAGCGCTAGACCATTGGGTATAACTTTAGCTTCCGATGGCAATTTGTATTTTGTTGAGAATGGCACAAATAAAATAGGACGCAGTACGCTTACTGGAGCTATTACTGAATATGCTATACCAGTCACAAGCTCCGGTCCTTACGGCATTGCTGATGGACCAGATCAAAGTATTTGGTTCACAATGAACTCCACTAATGATGTTGGAAATTTCCAATATGGTGGTTCAGGAACGTGGCCAGGCGTTTTTCAATTAAACAAAAAGACTTACAGTAAGCCCAAATATTGTACCTATTTCAACAATCGCATGGCTTACTTTGGATTTGATCCGACTACAAACGCAGCTCTTGATGTGTTGATTAGCAACCAAGGAACAGCCGAGAACTTTACAACTTCTCCTACACTCCTAGCCACAGATGCTGTTGCTTTCACAATACCGGGATTGGGACTACCAACCGGTATAACGGCTTTCCGCTTGACTAATACCAATAATCAGGAGGTATTAGTTCTTGGCTATCAGCGCGGGATCGCCGTTGTAATGGGCAATGGAGTTACATCGGACGCCACGACTTATCAAGCGGACATTTTGACCGCCGAGTACGGTTTGATGTCCAACCGGACATTTAATCAAATCCAGAATGATTTGTACTTCTTGAGCACCAATGGAGTCCGCAATTTCAGCAATTTGACTGTTAATGCAAACCTACTGAACTCTAACTTGACATTCCAGATGCAAGATTTCATCTCTTCGATTACCACGACTCCGATAGCGGGCAGTAATGTTCTTTACAATTCCCAAGCGTTTGCGGTGCATCACCGAGCTACTTTAGAGGTGCAATTCTGGGTGCCGTTGAGTGTAGATGGAACCGGAGGCGCTAATTTCCAAAACCAGCACGCGATTATCATGAATTACAACACCGCTACGCCGGTGCCGCAACAGATAACACCAATATTCTCAACCAAGAGCAATACATCTGTATCGTGCGGTATTGAGTTTCAGGGTGTAATGTATGGCGGCGGTTATGACGGCTTCCTGCAAAAACATTACACGGGAAATACTTACAACGGTGGTGCTATTGGCGGCAATATTGGATTAGCGCTCGTAAGCGGTCCGAGTCCGCAGCAAAATATTGAGCTAAGGCAAGGATTGGTTATTACTGAAGGTGGTAATCAGAACTTCAATGTTTTGACTTATTTCTACACCAAGCAGGTCGACGGGACCATGCTAAGAACTCCGAGCCCTGAAGAAGTCCAGACCTTGATTGCTGAGGTCGGAGGGCTTACTATTCTAGGTAGCGTACAGTTCATTGATTGGACGTTAGGATTCTCAAGTTTCCCAGCTAACCACATCAAACAGCTATATTTCGAAGCAAGCGGCGAAGGACCATATATGGAATTCAACCTCAGTACAAACGGAATTGACCAATCTCTCGATTTTGGTGGTTTGGCATACACAATAACAACTGGAGGTTTGAGACCGTAAATGGGTGTCCCGTTAACAAATCTGACCAATCCTAATATCATCACTACCGATGGCAGCACGGTTGATGCTACTTCGTGGACAACTGACTGGAGTACTATTGTTAATTACATCAATTCCAGCCTTACCGCTTCTTTTAATGTCGTATCAAACAAGGGTGATATCTATGCCTATACCGGATTAGCTATTCAGGCTTTGCCGGTTGGCTCAAACGGACAGGCACTTATAGCAAATAGCGCGCAGCCTACTGGTCTACAATGGTCCACAGTAGCAAATTTGACTACTTTAACGACTAATGGAGATACTCTTTACTATAATGGCGGCGCTAATCAAAGATTACCTATTGGTGCGCCCGGGCAAGTCTTAACGGTTAGTGGAGCTAATCTTCCCGCATGGGCTTCCGGTTCCGGTATTACACCGGGCATGATAGTAATCTGGAGCGGTAGCATAGGCACTATACCTGTCGGATGGGCTCTCTGTGATGGGGTTAGTAATGCTTCTGGGATAAATTTACAAGGATTATTTGTGGTAGGAGCTGGTAATGCTTCTCCTGCTGCAACGGGAGGCATGGGCTTACAGAATCCGGGTGGACCCCATGGTGATAATAGTGCAGGCGCTGGATTGGGTCCATCGCATACTCACACTAATACCGGAAATCCAGCACAGCAGGGATCCAATCAGGCTATCTGCTGGCAGACGTTGCCCAGCAGCGTGGCTACAGTTACTCCAAAATACTACGCCCTCTGCTACATTGAAAAACAATGACATCACTAAGGAGATAATTATTATGGCATTACGCGTGAGTACGGCTTATCATTCCCCGAGGCATCTAATACCGATGAACTGGGGAACCAATGCAACAGCTTGGGTGGGAAACAATGGAGGCACTAATCCATTTTCTGATTCTTCCCAAGACCCGAATAGCAATGCTTTTCCGATTCAGTATTGCACAGGACGAGCCGGCGAAGATGGCAATTTCACCGTAGCAATTGAGGCTGGTTTTACTCCTCCAATGAATTTAAGCGCTTGGGAGTTTAATAGGACAGCCGGCAAGTGGTTCAAGCTGGGTGCTAATAGTGGTACCTATTTGATAACTTGTGATGCAACATATATACTATCCACGTTTGAAGTATCAGAGAATGCGTACGTCCTAATTCAAAGCGATCAACCAGTAACAGGCAGAGCTTGGATGGACGGCAAACCGGATTTCCAAGTACCGGGTAATGCTCAAGAGGGTTAATAACATGAAAAAAGTAGTAGGTAAGGCGCTTGCTGGCGCCAGTAAGAAATCAAAACATACTCATCCGGTCGTAATGACCACGAAGAGTAAGAGCAAAGGAGGGAAAAAGAATGCCGTTAAATACTGAACAACTATTAGCTGCTTTAAAAAGCCCCGATATGTTAGCGGAGATTGAGAAGTTTGTTGTTGATCACAAATTATCAGCAACAGCGCAGGAGGTCATTGCTATTGCCAAAATGGTATGTGGCGTGGCTGAAACAATTTGCCCAATAATCGATAAACTATGAGCGCATCGGAATTTAAGTTCACTCAAGAATATAAATTTGCCGCTGTAAAACAAGGTCAGGATTTTATTTTTCTGGAGAATGCCATAAAAGAGCTTGAGAAATTAGGCTATAAACCAGAGGATGTAATCGTGGGACTTGATGGTAGATTGCAAAGTGCGAAGTTCATATGGATACCAAAGAATGGATAAATTTACCATAGCGTGGATATTGTGGATAGCGTATTTCCTGGTAGTGGAATTTGATGCTCTGTTGACAAATAACATCCCGGGTACACTATCCGACCATGTGTGGAATTGGTTTAGCATGAAAGGGTATGGGAAGCTATGGCGCTTGCGCCGCTTACTTCTTTTATCTCTTATGGCATGGTTGTCAGCTCACTTCCTCACGGCAGGTAAATTCTAATGCGCTACAAATATAATCTGAAACCTTCTCGGTATGATTCGCGCGATTATAAGCTACGGGTACTTTCTCAAGGCAGCACTATTGTCCTGATGGCAGCCGGTGAGAATAGAATACTTAATCCTTTCCAGGGGCAAACATTGCCCGATGTAGTGGACAACAGACCGCATAGAGGTAAGCCGCGTGACCAGGGGAATGTTGGGCGATGTACAGGCTTTGGGACTACTAATGCGGTGCGTACGCTCTGTAATTTGCATGGTTATAAATTCCCATATACTGGGTCCGCAGACTTTCAGTATTATAATGAGCAGGTGAAGCTCGGCACGGTAGGCACGGATAGCGGTAGTGATATCGGTACTGCTTTAAATGTTATGACGACGATAGGTATTTGCCCAGAAGATAGCAGTCCTGCTTGGTCATGTCCAACGGGGTCAACAATGCGCGTAGACAGACCTTCTGATGGCTGCTATCTAGATGCTTCTAAGCACAAGCTCATCAAATATTATCAACTGGAATTGACCAGAGAATCAATCATGGCGGCGCTAGCTGCCGGATTTACCATTGTCGGCGGCATCATGGTTTACAGATCCATGGAATCCAGTCAGTGCATCAAGACGGGTGATATCCCCATGCCAGGGATCCTTGACCGCCTGATGGGTCCGGTGGGGGGACATTGCATGAGTTTTGACGGCTATCATAAAGCGGACGATCTAGTTTATGTTGAAAACAGCTGGGGAGCTAGCGTAGGAGAAAACGGTGGTTTTACTATCCCGTTTGATTATTTGACTAATTCGAATTACACAATAGACTTAAGGGCAATTGGACTCGTAACATAGGAGATAAAATATGCCAGCCGTCAGTAAGAAGCAAAGACAATATTTAGCGATTCAAGAGCATTTATCAGCCTCTGAACGCAAGGTGCATATGTCTAAAGCAAAATTTCAGGAATTTACCAAGACCAAAGAAAAAGGACTACCAAACCGCATAAAGGGGAAGAAGAAATGAGTAAAAGACCGCAATCATTTGTAAGTGGCAAAAATGCTACCGGAGCACAGAAGCCCAAGGATTTAATGAGCAAACCAAAAGAAGCCGTCTTGCCGGCTGAAACTAAGTGCTCAAGCAATATGGGCAAGCCGGGTAGAGCTAGTAATGTGAATAGCATTAATAGCAACAATCGTGGCAAACAGAGCAGTTATTAGGAGGACGCATGGCTAAGAATTTCATCCAGAAAGCTATTAAGAAACCTGGGGCATTAAGAGCAGAATTAGGGACAAAAAAAGGCGAAAATATTCCGAAAGCTAAATTAGCTAAAGCTGCCAAAGCTGGTGGCAAATTAGGACAACGTGCCCGGTTAGCTGAAACTTTGGGCAAGATGAAGAAATGAATCTGCCATCTTTTACTCCGAAAGTAGTAAAGATGCTTTCTACGGCTAAATATAAGTACATTACGCCAGCTATCGTGATCGCTGTCTGCTTGCAAGAGTCAGGCGGCGATCCTTGCTTTGAGCCCCAGGACGCATTACTAGGCGAGAACTTGCGGGCAGCCAGCGTTACCACTACATTGCCCATAGCGATGATAGTAGATGCAATGAAGATCCAAGCTGGCATATATAAAGGTAAGATAGCGAAATTCCGGCTTGAGCCGTCTTATTGGATATGGACTGGCAAGCAGAAGTTATCGAGTCCGACAGAGCGCCTGCTCTGCGCCTGCAGCTTTGGGGTAGGGCAGAAGATGATGCGCTGGATAGTAATCGGCAACCCGGATGACTGGATTGGGCAGATAGAACAATTTAAAAGCAGCCTTGATACACAGCTAGCATATCTCATTCATGACATGGATAGATTGTTAAGCAGCACCCAAGGGGATTTACTTCAAGCCTATAAAGGTTACAATTCAGGTTATGTTAACAGCGTGGATCCGGCGGTCGTTGCCCGCGCTCAAAATGTAGTTGCACTGGCCAAAGAAGTTGAAACACAGTTGAGGTAGGAGACATGGAATTATGGACGGTGGGGATAATCGGACTGACGATCAATGCGATCCTCGCTATAATATGCGCGAAGATTTCGTCCTCTCTGTAAAACTGATTGCCCTCTTGGTAATTGTCATCATCTTGTCATTCGGTCTGGTATTGTGTGCCGCACTTTTCATCTATCTTACATTTAAGTATCCAGAATCAGCTAATACGTTGCTACAATTTGCCATACCAGCCGGTATAAGCTCCTTGGCTTTAGTCTATGGAAAAAAAGTAGCAAGGATATTAAACCCGAAAGCTGAAAGCAAGTTAATCGAAAAAGATAAATAGGGACTTTACGGATTAGTAAAGTATGTGATATGGTATTTGAGTAAAGCAACTCAAGGAGAAATCATGGCAACTAAAGTTAAACTCGCTCCATTACTGGTAACTACCGCACATCGCGGTGTCTTTTTTGGTTACGGAAGTATAGACCCGGAAAAGAAAACAATTGTATTAAAGGATGCGCAGCTCGTAGTGTATTGGTCGGCTGACTGTAAAGGTTTTATGGGATTAACGACAAGCGGCCCTACTGCCAATTGCAAGATTGGAGTACCAGCGCCCGAGATATTACTTTTTGATGTAACTTCAATTTCTAGCGTAAGCAAAGAAGCTGCTGAGAAGTTCAAGAAAGCGCCATGGAGATAATCATGGAAGATAGAATACAGCAATTAGCACACGGCTACGGCGACGGCGACGGCTACGGCTACGGCTACGGCTACGGCTACGGCTCCGGCTCCGGCTACGGCTCCGGCTACGGCGACGGCTCCGGCTACGGCGACGGCTTCGGCTACGGCTTCGGCGACGGCTACGGCTTCGGCGACGGCTACGGCTCCGGCTACGGCGACGGCTTCGGCGACGGCTACGGCTCCGGCTACGGCTCCGGCTCCGGCTACGGCGACGGCTTCGGCTCTGGCTCCGGCGACGAGGCTGCTAACGCTGCTTATTTCGCAGCGTTAGCCAAATCAAATAGTCTTGCCAGTAGTGGCATATTGGCTTTTTGGAGGTCTAATAAAAAAGGATTGCCAAGTAACGGCGGGATTGACACAAATCCGGTGTATGAGGGTTTGGTTCAAGAATTAAAGCATAAAGCAGTAGTATGTCAAACCGGTTACCATGCCACTGTACATGCACCACAAAGTTACTCCGGTGATAGATTATGGCTCGTTGAATTGTACCCACCTTTTGAATGTGCCGATGATAAAATTGCCTCTTCGAAACGCAAAATTATCAAAGAATTACCCTGTTTTTTCAAGTGAGGAAATAACAATGAATAATCAAGTAGCAACAATAGAAAGGCAACAACTTGTTTTTGCCGAGGACGATATTAAAGTCATCAAAGATTCACTATTGCCGCGCGGCTCTAGTGATGCTGACCTTAAATTGTTTACAGCCCAGTGTAGGCGCACAGGCTTGGATCCGCTGAGTCGGCAAATCTATGCTTTCAAGCAAGGCGATAGATTAACAATCGGCACCTCAATCGATGGTGCCAGAGTAATAGCCGAAAGATCCGGCAAATATGCCGGACAAGTTGGACCATTCTGGTGTGGACCAGATGGCATCTGGAAAGATGTTTGGTTGGATAATCAACCCCCGGCAGCCGCAAAAGTCGGCGTGCTGAGATCGGACTTCAAAGAGATACTTTGGGCCGTTGCTCGATTCTCTTCTTATAGAGGATCAACGCCGATATGGTCGCGGCAGCCGGAGCACATGCTAGCGAAATGTGCCGAGATGCTAGCTCTGAGGAAAGCTTTCCCTAACGATTTGAGTGGATTATATGGCAAAGAAGAATTGGGGCTTGACGCAGAGCAAGTGGAAGAGGGCGAGAGCCGAGTACTATCGGACACCAGCGAAGGAGTTCAAGCGCAAGCGATTGGAGCCAGCGCTAAAGAAAGCAAAGCAAAAGGCTCTGGGAACGGCAGACCGGCGACTAGCCGTCACAACAAAGATGCAGAAGCAGGAGGTGTTGTTATACCTGGCGCGACAATTACCATCAACCAGCCGGCTGGGATTGAAACTCAAGCGTTATCTCAAAGTGGAAACGCGCCCAGTGCAGTCCAGGATAAGCCTGCCGACGTTACAGACGCTGTGCTTGTCGTCCAACCAGAAACCATCACTCCCGACGAGCTTATTGGGCTCCTCAATTTCGGTATCGGTAAAGGATCTACTGAAGAAGAAATCAGTGATTATCTCACAGAAACGTACAATGTCACTCCCGAAACTGTTCTACAGTTAACAAAGGCGCAATTGGCATCAGCACGTAAGCACTTTGAGGTGAAGAAATGAGTATATTTAGCAGTGTAAAAGAGAAGGCAACGCCGGCTATCCTAGATGCCGGATTACAGCAAAGATACGATCATTTATGTTTGCATGCAAAGAATCTTTCGATTGAGATTGATGACTTCCTTACCGAATCAGGCTTAGCAGATGGTATCACTCCTGAGGCGCTTGATCGATTCCAGCGATTGATTACTGTTGAGAGCCTACGGCAAGATATACTTGGTGGTGTGTATCAGAAGCAAGGCTTTCAGATTGATTGCACCGAGCATCTTGATTGGTACTTAAGCAAGCGCATGAATCTGATTAATGAACTGGAAGGCGTAAAAGCTCAATACGAAAAGCTATTGAGCCAAATTAAGGCAAGGCAAGAAGGATTAGACTTTCTCTTCAAAGCCCAAGCGGAAACATTCATTCAGCATGAATATCAACGCACAGGTAAGAAGACAATGATACTACCTCACGGCACTTGTGCTGTTCGCAGCACGCAGCCTAGCTGGAAAGTTGGCGACGAGGCAATATTACAGGAATGGCTTGAGAAGTTGTCTACAGAAGACAAAGCAACATTTGAAGTTTATCCAAAGTCGTGGACACGCAACCTTGAGGCGCTTAAGTTTAATGCTTCAAAAGGTGTCAAGATTCCAGGCTTAGATATGGATCCAGGTGGTGACAAGATTAGCTTGAGGCTGCCAAAGGAAAAGGAATAAGTTTCAGCGATTACCTACCAGTTATCGCAAAGTAGGACACCGGCTCTCCTATCTGAAAGAAAACCGGTTTTATAAAGGAATATCACATGCAACAAGCAATATCAACAGCAATAAGTAATGCCATACTCGATTGGCGTGACGCCGAGACTGTGCAATTGATAGAATTTCCTTTCAAGGCTATCAGCAAGCAAGCTCCTGGGCGTGGGCACCAAAAGCGACCAGAGACTAAAACATTTGAGCAGATGGTGGCAGAGGTAGCACAAGAACAGATTAATCAGAAAGCAGAGGATGATCATCTGGGTATCCGCATTGCATTCTGGGTAACTAAACGCAATCAAGACTTGGATAATTTAGAGAAGTCAATCAATGACGGGTTGAAACAAATCGCGTTTAAGGATGATCATGTATTTGATTATGTGGAAAAGGTGCGCGTGAAAGCGCCGGCACCAGACAAAGAGGGATTCACTGTAGAGATATTACGACTGGTAGAGAAACGTAACCCCTGGGTGTAAAATGTCCGATACAATCAAATCAGAGCTATTGCGGGCATTAAAGCATATTCCCGCAAATGACGAAACATACATTGATGTGGGCATGGAGCTCCACGCAAAAGGCTTTGAATTAGATACTTGGCGCAACTGGCTCGGCACTTATGTTAATAGATTCAAAGTCGCAAATGCCGTTGATCACTTCTGGAATAATTTTGACGGAGTAACTACTACAGAAGATTACATTTTCAAGATGGCTGCTCTCGGTGGCTTTAAACTTAAAAATATTCCAGCACCGATACAATTTGAAACTGATGAGGTATGGAAACAATATTTAGAGTCAATCAAGAAATACAGAGGGAAAGAATTAATTGGTTTCCGCACTAATATCAAAGCACTTAATAGCGCCACACTTGGCTTGCGCGGATTGATTATCTTAGCTTCCGCCGCAGGATTAGGGAAAACAATGATTACATTGCAACTATCAATGGAAATACTAGCGAATCATCCAGATACTTTGTGTTTGTTTTACACTCTGGAGATGACCAAGGAAAAGCTACGCCATCGCCTAGCTGCATCTGCTGCCGAAGAAGCGTGGACAGACTTCTTACTTCAAGGGACAGACGAGAAGAACGACAAAGCCTTTGCTGGCACTAATCCGGCACGGCAACGGTTGGCTCTATTAGAGCGTAAGGAGATGCCACGTACAGCAAAAGAAATATTAGAGATGGTAGAGCGGGCACGGCAAGAGTCCGGTTGCAAGCGTATTCTATTGTGTCTTGATTACATTCAAGTATGGGAAGGCGCACTGGAATTGAATCAATTCCATGACGAACGCGAAGCCGATATGTGGTGCATTGAACAATTGAAAATGGTGCGTGATGCATTGCAAGAAGATGATGCGATGATTGTAATATCGGAAATCAACAAAGCTGCCACAAAAGAAACTAGGTTAACTAATGAATCATTAATGGGAACAATCAGGCTTTCTTACGCCGCAGATATAGTATTATTGTGGCAGAGGCTCACCGATAGGGAGCTTTACAAATACTTCGAGACTAACGGTACTGGCTTTGTTACACGCAATCCGCCATTACGCGATAGCGTTACTAAAAATAAGAAGATTGTGGGAGAGATTGAAGAATTTGCCGACGCTATGAAGGATTATTGTAAGTTACAGAACACTTGGCCAGCATTTATTGAAATCACCAAGGGACGAGACGGTACAACAAGAGGGGATATTCCGGTAACCGCGTATTACGACAAATTAACAGTAGGAGAAGGGTTCTTTAGGGATCCGGCACAGATCAAAAAAGAGGAGGAAATTAAATATGAGCAATCACTCGAATCAATCTTCGGTTAGCGTATGGACCGAAGAACAGTGTGAATCAATACTAAAGAAGGAGAGAATAGAACTTAAGAAATCACGCGCTGAGTTCTGGCAAAAGATTACAGCGTGGCATAATAGACAATACGAAACAAACAATGTCACAGATACTCTGCCGTGGGCAGATGAATGCTTGGAAGTACTCACAAGAGTGGAGGTACGATTAGGATTAGACAATGAGCCAACAAATTCAGATGTAAGTTTAGCAAAGACGCTCTTTTCAGGAATAAAAGAAGCGGTAGCAAAAAGATCAGTCTTTGAAGGACTGAGATAGCAACAACAAAGGAGAAAGCAATGAAACAAAAGCAAATCGGTGTGAGTCTCTCACCGTTAATACAAGAGACAATAGAAGAAGTAGCGAAGCGCGAAGGGCGCTCGGTGTCTAGCATTGCAGCAGATGCTATTACACAATACTTGTCGCCCTACTTAGCGCAGAAGCGCGCAATGACGGCAAAGGCTAAGACTTCTATTTTCACAGGACTAAAGAAAGATGAGCTTATTCACTCAATTCAAAAATCAGCTTGACTTTGACGGGCTATCTTTCCGTGTGCTGTTGCCGGAGGCTGACCTTGAAGAACAACTTGAGAAGCTGCCAGGTGTGAAGAGTCCTTCACGCCTGGAACCAGCTTGGAAAATACCAGCATTACCTTTGCATGTGCAAAGGCTGAGCAAGTTGCCACTACGTTGGAACGAGAAAGCTGCACAACAAGGACGCTTTCTCATAGCTGAGGCAGCCAGCCGATTAGAGCTAAGCAAAGCTACTGTCAGTGAGCTTGACTTCACTGGCTTTGGTTTAGACTTACACGGCTATCAAAAAGCTGGTGTTGAATACCTGCTTAAAGCTAAGCGTGTATTGTTAGCTGATGAAATGGGGCTTGGCAAAACAGCACAAGCCCTAGCTTTCTTATTTAAAGAGCCTGCTGCTTATCCAGCATTAGTTATCACTCCTGCTAGTCTCAAATACTGGTGGAAGCAAGAGGGCGAGCGTTGTTTGCCTGGTAAACGTTTCGCTGTATTAGACTCTAAATTCAAGCCTCTTGATATTCAAATGGCTGATGTAGTTGTCACAAACTACGATCTCTTGGCTGCCGGTTGGGAGACGCCAGAAAAGAAACAAGTGAAGCTGACGGCTTTAGGTGAGGCGTTATTAGCTCACCCCTTCCAAGCTATCATCCTTGAGGAAATGCACGCCGTTAAAAGCCATGCAGCGCAGCGTACTAAGGCTGTACGTAAATTAGCTGAGGGTAAAACATATCGCATTGGTATTACCGGCACACCAGTTACAAATAGACCAGCAGAGCTTGGACCGATACTGCAAATCCTTGGCAGGCTAAACGATCTTGGCGGCTGGATGTATTTTATGAAACGATATTGTGCGTCAGCTGCTAATAAATACAATCCATTTGGTGGCAGTCGTAATGAGATTGAATTGAATGAGCGCATGCGTAGCTCATTCTATTTGCGTCGCACAAAAGCTGACGTGAAGTTAGAATTGCCACCACTCACCCGCTCGGTGGTACCTGTGCCAATTGATAATAGAAAAGAGTATGAATTTGCAGAGAAGCAGGTAATAGAGTGGGTGAAAAAGAAAGCAGAAGAAGATCAAAAGTTCCGAGATGCTATTGCTCACTTGCCGTTAGACACGCAATTACTTTTGATTGATGAATACAAACACGACAAGGCACAACGCGCTAAGCGTGCAGAAGCCATGATAAAAATAGGTGCACTGAAACGCATTAGCGCAACGGGTAAACTCACTGCTGCTGCTGCTTGGATTGATGATTTTCTCGATAGTGATGAAGCGAATAAGCTTGTTATCTTTGCAACGCATGCAAACATAATCGACGCGTTGAAAACAAAGTACAAAGATGCGTTGTTAATCACTTCTGATATGTCCTCGCGGGCGCGACAAGATGCAGTGAATAGTTTTCAAGATAATGGTGCAAGATTATTAGTTGGTGCATTTGGTACCAGCGCTGGCAGCGCTCCGGCTGCTACAGGATTAACATTAACAGCTGCTTCAAATGTGTTATTCCTTGAGCTTGGCTGGACACCGGCTCATCACGACCAAGCGGAAGCTAGAATCTACAGAATGGGACAAGAGCAACCTTGTAACGCTTATTATTTAGTGGGACAAAATACGATTGAAAAGAAAATACTTGGGTTGTTGGATAGCAAGCGCGCAATATGCGATGCAATAACTAACGGTGAAATGGTTGATACCACTCCACCGCTCGTAGATTTATTACTGGAAGAATTAGCTAGTGCTTAATTCCTTCCTCTAATTGTTGATACCGTTCTAAGCTAAGATAGTTCACAAAGCCGCATGACGAGCACGTGAACATCGGCTGCGTGCAATTGATAAAGCGCACAGCCAATACGCTCTGAAGCGTCACTTCGTTGGTTGCAATGCATTGACGCCTAAAAAGGCGCTCAAAGCTCACAAACCATCTGCCATCATAGTAGCTGACCGCCCGCACGCACGGGCATATTACAGACTCAATTTGCATTATTACCTCCCGCATGACGGACATGACATGTCGCTGTACATATCATGATAACGATATGTACAGGGCTGTTGGTGCTTGACAAACAGTAAGCACCAAATTTTTACCAAGTTTTGCAACATGTTTTCTCCTTATTTGTTTTCCACGATACCTAAATTTCCGCACGCCGAGCAATCACGCTCGTTTTGCGGATCTTCGTCTCTGCGAATCACGCCAGATCCGTGACAATATTCGCAGTCAGCGAGCTTGTCAGGATCTATTTGCCGTGCCGTTTCCAAGAGCGGCAACACGATTTTCAAGAGATCGTGTCCGCTCTCGTAGAGCGAGTTTTTGTTGACATCTATTAAGTTGTCAATAAATTGCTGTAATTGGGTTCTGGTTGTCATGATGTTTTTCTCCCGTTATCCGACTGTAAGTAACTGCTTTTTTTCGAGCCTCGTTTTAACTCCTTAGGTGGCGTGGGCAGGCATGTACTTGTTTATAATTTTTTCAAAACAACTGCGATCTAAATAGCAGATTTCATTGCAGGCATAAGCGCCTGCAACTTGATTTAAATCACTTATTTCGCGTAACTGAGCTTTACTTTTCTCAGGAAAACTTTTAATTACTGAACACGCTTTGAGCGCGTTCTCATGATCTAATCTATTAGGTTTGAATTTCATGATTTAACTCCTTGCCAGGCGTGGCTGACTTTACTAATCCGATAATCTGTATGTTACCACGTAACTTATCGCGGCCAAGGCGATGTTAATGATTTATGTTGTCAATAGTTACGATTTAATCTATGGCTCTGACTTATATTCTTTCAATCTCACATAAGACTTGCCAAGCGGCAAGTCGGAGCCTAGACTATAACAAGTAAGTTCTAATCTATGAGTTAAAAGTATGTTTAACCGTGCTGCCTGGTCTTTTAAGGCGTTTATATCAGCGCGCAAGGTAGATATTACCTCCGGATCAATTTCAGCGCCTTTAACGGGCACAGAGCAGTCTATGGTATTGTTATGATTTACAGCCGGTGAGATTGTACCCTCACTGGCTGTAAGAGCTTGCTGACAAGCAACACAATAGGACACACCAGTCTCACCACGCGCTTTGCCGCTATTATTCCAAGCAATTACAGCACCAGTATTGATCCTGTGACCACACCTAGCGTGAAACGGCTGCGTAGCTAAAGATATTTTCCACTCCATTGTTTGTACCTCCAATGTTGACTACCATACTCTACCCTACTGACATCCATACTTCTACTTTACAACACTAATATAAATATAATTTATAAATACTAGTACTGTACTTACTGTACTAGTACTGTAGTACAGTACTGTACTAGTAAGTCTCTACAGAGACTTACTTACTAGTACAGTAGTACTGTACAGTACTGTACTGTATATTATACTTACTTATATATACAGTAGCGCTTACGCTAAGGCGTAGCGCTACTGTACTGTATACTGTATGTACGATACATATACAAATACATTAAAATCTACTTAAAACAGTACTGTATTGTACAATACGCTTGATAATATCGATATGTCAAGTGATAATAGGTAGTAAAGATATGTATAAAGAATATAGAGTATATCTAATGTAAGATATACTCTATAAAAGACTGGAAACGTAAGCTAGGACTGTTACATTAAGCAGGACATGCTAATCATTATTACATGGTTATCCAACATGACCACTCATGTGGATAACGCTTGAAGTACTTTACAGCTAGCCAGTGCAGGCACAGTCAGCCTTTTGACACACTTGGAAAGCATCGAGTTTGTTGTCAGTAGTTCTAGTTGTAAAATACATTGTTTTGTTGCCGTAGTCGATATGGTACATTTGCCATTTCCTCATAACCAATAACATACCTCATATCTTACCAGATACTTTGCGGATTAGCAATACCGGATTCTATACTGACATCTATAGCATAACATACAGCATATCGTACTGTGTAGATTGTCAAGGTATGTATCGTATGATACGACTCAGCTTGTCATGATGATGCGTGTATCATACAACGCAACATGCGGGGCGAAGAATTACTAGCGCGTATAGTACGCCAGATGCCATGGGGGGGGTGGGGGATGCCGGTTGTCATACCCCCACTAAACCCCATTCGACAGAAATATATATGGCTAGTCATTTTATGGTATCACTTGAAAAAAATATATTTTGGTACCACTGTCATTATGTAAA